AGGCTCGACCGAGATTGGAAGGTGTGACATGAGTTTCGGAAAAATGAACGGCTTTGCTGATATCGTCATTACAAAACGCATCAAGGACAGCGAGGGTTTCTCCACAACGGCGGATGAAATCCTCGCCTCTGTCCGTGTGTACAGAGAAGGACGCCACGGAAGTGAAAGGTGGGCAAATCTCGCTGCATTCTCCGAGGCGACAGACCTGTTCCGCTTTCGCTGCATTCCCGGTCTTACCGTAACAACCGACCACATTTTGGTGTGCGAGGATGGCAGGTTTGAAATTACGTCCGTGGAAGATGTCAAAGGACGTGGGATGTATGTGGAGGTGCTTGCGAAAAAGGTGGTGTCGACCAGTGGCTAAAGTGGATATCAAAATGCCGGAGGACTTTTTGGAGCGTATTTCCAGGCTCGGCTCGGACTTTGACCCTGTTGCACAGAAAGTGCTTGAAGCCGGAGGCGAGATTGTCCTTGCCAAGGCACAGAGCAACCTGTCCTCTGTGGTGGGTAACGGTACAAAGTACGAATCCCGATCCACAGGAGAATTGGAGTCGGCACTTGGTCTGTCCACTGTGAAGATGGACAAAAACGGCAACCACAACATCAAGGTTGGCTTTGCAGAACCCCGCAGGGATGGTGTCAGCAATGCGAAACTGGCCAACATCATCGAATACGGCAAACACGGTCAGCCTGCCAAACCTTTTATGAAACCTGCAAAAACGGCATCCCGTGCTGCCTGTATCAGTGCCATGCAGGATAAATTTGAAGAGGAGGTCAGAAAGCTGTGAGCGTACTTTCAGATATCAATACGGCTTTGGAGTCCTTGGGCATTCCTTTGGAAACAGGAGTGTTTCACGAGGAGGCTCCGGATAAATATATCGTGGTAGTGCCTATGGCAGACAGCTTTGAACTTCATGCTGACAATACTCCCGGATGTGATATCCAGGAGGCACGAATTTCCCTGTATGCCAAAGGCAGTTATACCAAAGAGAAAAATGCAATCGTCCGTGCCTTGCTTGGTGCGGATTTTACCATAACTGACCGAAGATACATCGGTTATGAAACAGAAACAGGCTACTTCCATTACAACGTGGATGTGGCAAAACATTATGAAATGGAGGAATAATCAATGGCTACTATTGGTCTTGACAAACTGTATTATGCCAAAATCACCGAAGATGAAAACGGTAATGAAACCTATGCCTCTCCGGTGCAGATGGCAAAGGCGATGACCGCCGACCTCTCCGTGGAACTTGCAGAGGCAACCCTTTATGCCGATGACGGTGCATCTGAAATCGTCAAGGAATTCAAGTCCGGCACCCTTTCTTTGGGTGTGGATGATATCGGTGCCTCTGTCGCCTCTGACCTTACGGGTGCGACCATCGATGCCAACGGTGTAGTGGTGTCTACAAGTGAAGATGGCGGCGAGCCTGTGGCTGTGGGTTTCCGTGCGAAGAAATCCAACGGCAAGTACAAGTATTACTGGCTTTACCGTGTGAAGTTCGGCATCCCTGCTACGAACCTTGCTACCAAGGGTGACAGCATCACTTTCAGTACACCTACCATCGAGGGTACGATTCTGCGCCGTAACAAAGTGGACGGTCAGAACAAGCATCCTTGGAAGGCAGAGGTTACCGAGGGCGATTCTGCTGTTGCAGAAGATATCATCACAAACTGGTATCAGGAAGTATATGAGCCTTCCTATGCTACCGAGGCCGCGGAATAAGGAGGATTTGATACATGGATAAAGAACGCTCTGCAATTATCAATATCGGCGGTGACGAGTATACTTTGCTCCTCACTACCAAGGCAACAAAGGAAATCGCAGGACGCTACGGCGGTCTTGAGAACCTTGGCGATAAGCTGATGAAGTCCGAAAACTTCGAGATGGCTATCGGCGAAATCGTGTGGCTGATTACCCTGCTTGCCAATCAGTCCATCCTTGTCCACAATCTGAAGAACAAGGAAAACAAAAAGGATGTCCTTACAGAGGAGATGGTGGAACTTTTGACCACACCTTTGGATCTGGCTGATTACAAATCTGCCATTACCGAGGCTTTGTATAAGGGCACCAAGCGAAATGTGGTCAGCGAGGCTGACTCAAAAAACGTGGCGGTCGAGTAAGTGACGATGAGTTATTTACTCGACTTTTATATTACGGCATCGCACATCTTCATCTGACACAGGATGAGGTGTGGCTGATGCCGTTTGGTCTGCTCCTGGATTTATGGGAATGCCATAAACAGTATAACGGGCTTGCGAAGCCTGCGAGGGAATATTTCATTGATGACATTATTCCTGCCGGAATCTGATGAAGGAGGTGGTTTGAAGTGGCAGATGATTTTGGCTTAAAAATCGGTCTTGAGGGCGAGAAAGAATTCAAGAAGGCACTGTCAGAAATCAATCAGTCCTTCAAGGTTCTCGGCTCGGAAATGAAGGTCGTACAGTCGCAGTTCGACAAAAACGACAGTTCCGTAGAAGCACTCACGGCAAGAAACCAAGTGCTGAATAAGGAAATCGAGGCACAAAAACAGAAAATCGAAACCCTTCGTTCTGCCCTTGCCAATGCCTCCGAGTCCTTCGGTGAAAATGACCGCAGAACGCAGGCATGGCAGATTCAGCTTAATAACGCTACGGCGGCGCTCAATGATATGGAGCGTGAACTCGACCGTAACAATGCGGCGCTTGATGATGCCGAGCGTGAAATGGATGAGGTTGCTGACAGTACCGACGATATGAGCGAAGAACTGGACGATGCCGGAGATTCTGCTGAAAAGAACAAGGGCAAATTTGAAAGCCTCGGTTCTGTCTTAAAGGGTGTCGGTGTGGCAATGGGAGCGGTGGTTACGGCTGCCGCTGCCGCCGCAGTTTCCCTTGGCAAGGCAGTAGTTGAATCCTACGCAGAATATGAGCAGTTGGTCGGCGGTGTCGATACGCTGTTTAGGGATTCCTCTGCTACACTGCAGGAATATGCAAACAACGCCTATAAGACGGCGGGTATGTCGGCAAACGACTATATGTCCACGGTCACATCTTTTTCTGCCTCCCTTATTTCTTCCCTCGGAGGAGATACCGAGGCGGCAGTAAAGTATGCGGATATGGCCATTACGGATATGGCGGATAACGCCAATAAGATGGGTACGGATATCGGACTCATCCAGAACGCATACCAGGGATTTGCCAAGCAGAACTATACAATGCTGGACAACTTGAAACTCGGTTACGGCGGCACCAAGACTGAAATGGAACGTCTGCTTGCCGATGCACAGGCGATTTCCGGTATTGAGTATGATATCAGTTCCTATGCCGATGTGGTTTCTGCCATCCATGTGATTCAAGAGAGCATGGGTGTGGCGGGTGCAACGGCAGCCGAGGCGGAACACACCATTGAGGGTTCTTTGAACTCCATGAAGGCTGCCATCGATAACCTTATCGTAGGTTTCGGTAATGCAGATGCAGACATTGAAATGCTCTGCAACAATGTGGTGGATGCGTTCCAGGATGTGCTGACCAACATCACGCCTGTAATCGAAAACATTATAGCGGCACTGCCAACGGCTCTGAACGCCCTGCTCGCAACAGTGGGAGAACTTCTTCCGACACTTTTGGATACCGTGGTTGACCTGTTTTCGCAGGTGCTGAACACCATACTTACCATGCTGCCGAAACTTATCCCCGTGGTAATCGATGCACTGATGACCATCGTAAACACACTGATTGAAAATCTGCCGTTGCTGATTGATGCGGCCATTCAGATTGTGATGTCTTTGGTGCAGGGCATCGGCGAGGCACTTCCTACGCTGATTCCAACAGCAGTGCAAGCAGTCATTACCATCGTGCAGAGTCTGATTGACAGCCTGCCGATGATTTTGGATGCAGCGTTGCAGTTGATTATGGGATTGGCACAGGGTCTGCTTGATGCGATTCCGGTGCTGATTGAGGCACTGCCTTCCATTATTCTTGCCATCGTGGAATTTGTCATCGGTGCGATTCCGCAGATTATTGATGCAGGCATTCAGCTTTTGACTTCTTTAGTATCTGCGTTGCCGGAAATCATCGTGGCAATCGTGGAGGCAATCCCGCAGATTATTGAGGGTATCATCACAGCGGTGCTTGGGTCAATCCCACAGATTATACAGGCGGGTATCGACCTGCTTGTTGCACTTATCCAGGCACTGCCGGAAATCATCACAACCATTGTGGCAGCCATTCCGGAAATCATCGGTTCTGTGGTCAATGCTCTGATTAACAGCATTCCGCAAATCGTACAGGCAGGTGTGACGCTCTTTATTTCCTTAATAAAGAACCTGCCGACCATCATCGTGGAAATTGTAAAAGCCGTACCGCAGATTCTGTCCGGCTTGGTTTCTGCCTTTGGCAAGGGAGTATCACAGCTTGCCGATGTAGGTGCAAACCTCGTCCGTGGTTTGTGGCAAGGTATCCAGTCCCTGGCATCCTGGCTTTGGAATAAGGTGTCCGGTTGGATTTCTTCCATTTGGGATGGTATCTGTGACTTCTTCGGCATTGCATCTCCGTCCAAGGAAATGGGATGGGTCGGTGAAATGCTTGTGGAAGGTCTGGCAGGTGCAATCAATACCAATGGTAAGGATGCGGTTGCCGCTGCTGAAGGCATGAGCAAGGACATCAACGATGTTATGCACGGTCTTGCAGATGAAATGACCACGGCACTGCCTACGGACTTTAGTGTGAATGGAACAGTAAACCGCAACGACACGATATCCGGTGCAGGATTGGGTGGCGGAGCGCTGATTACCATTCAGCAGATGATTGTCCGAAGCGAAGAGGATATCCGCAAGATTTCCCAGGAACTTTACAACTTGATTCAAAGTGGCTCCCGTGCACAGGGACACTTCACTACGGCATAAAGGAGGGTTTTGACCTATGGGTTTTATTTTCAATGACATTACGTCGGGCAGCATGGGCATCAAAGCCCGCCTGACTTCCTGGCAGGTGTGTGGTAAGATGCGTAATTTTACCACCACCGTGCCGGGTAAATACGGTGTGGCAGACTTCGGTGCGGATTTCGATTACCGTGAAATCACTGTCCACTGTAATATTTACCCCAAGGCTAATTTTACTGCGTTAGTATCTGCCTTGGATGATATCGCAGCATGGCTTGACCCCGTGCAGGGGTTACGCCAGCTTGTGTTTGATGATGTGCCGGACAGATACTTTATGGCAAGACTGAACGATGCGGTGGACTGTGAAAGGCTCATCCGCTCGGCAGGCTCCTTTGACCTAAAGTTTTTCTGTCCTGACCCTTTCGCCTATGCCATTACGGATGAAACTTTCTCCGTAACGGAAGAAGGGGTTCACATCATTACCCGAACTATCGGGAACATTGAATCCTTGCCTGTGTATCGCATTGAGGGTGTGATAACGGCAGGGGCAAGTAATTATATCAGCATTACCACAAACGGCTCGGAACTGAAAATCGTAAACGCAACCCTCTCTGAAGGAGAAACCCTTGTTGTGGATACCGATAAAATGACAGCCTATGTGGTCGATGAAAACGGCGAGACTTTGCGAAACGGTCTGCCGTATTTACAGGAACTGAACTTTCCGACCCTTGCTGTCGGAGAGAACACCGTCACGGTGGAAGTAAACAATGCCACGCTGACGGAACTTCAAATTCAAGCGAAGAGTAGATGGAGGTGACGGCATGGCTCTGAAAATGATTCTGAATAAGCAAACAGATTTTACAGGAGAATTTCCTGCGGAGTATGCCACTTCCGGTCTGTGGCGTTTCAACGAGTCTGCACCGGACGAGGATACGGCGCTTGCCGACTCTTCCGGTTATGGACGCAATTTTACCGTTGTGAACTGGAGTGGCACAACCGCCAATTTGAGTTCCAGTCCAAAAGGCAGACAGATTCGTTTTAATATCAATAATCCGACTACGGAGAAAACCCATCTGCAGGTAACCAATGATGGCACAATCTTTGCCAATCTTGGTGAGCGAATCATCGTAGGCGGTTGGATGTGTCCTACCACCTATTCCGTAGGCAATACATTCTGTCCGATTTTCAATACCCGTTACGGTCCGGGACAGCCGATTTTCTACCTGTCTCTGTATTCCGGTA